CCATATCATAGGAGCCACTGATCCTAATCTAAAGGGTCTACTACTGACGAATGATCACGTCGGGAGGTAGATCTGATAGATTTGGGGAGGCATCTATGATAGACTTTCAAGCCGCAAGGCTTGATTGTCAGGGGAGCCCTTTTTAGTACGGATTCCTCCGTACTATACTTCTTCAACTTGTTAACAGGAGATACCATGTATAAGGGCAAATCACCAAAGCCCAAAAGGCCCAAAGTGGTCCGCTTTTATCCGGTTCTCCCTAGAGGGACTAAGAGACTTAAAACCCCTTATGTCCTTCCGAGTAGAGCTGCGACGATTCCCTGTAGATATGAGAAAGTGATGCATTATAATCTGCTCACGAAGTCAACACGACTTTTTGAACCAGATAAAAAGAATTCACGATCGATTATCCACTTAGGGAATTCGACAAAGTCCTACGCGAACAATCCTGGTTGGAGAGTAGCAGTGGCCAAAGGCACTAACGCTACATCCGGCTATAATCGCCGGGTGTTGTCAGTGAAAGTGAGTATGTATTCTTGCTTCTCCGAAAGTAGCAATACGCTATCTGACGGATATGGTAAGATAACAACCTCACCGATTATTACAGCTAAGAGTTATACGCCGCTAATTGATAGGGCTACAGCTCAAATCCGTAATAAACTCAATGGTCACGTTGGTAGGGCGCAACTAGCAGCACCGATAGCCGAATCTCGTGAAATCCACCGTCTTGTACGGCAGATTAACGGGTTAGCTATTGATACTGTTAAAGCGCTTCTCGCCATTAGGAAAACGCAGGGAAAGAGTGTACTCAATCTAGCTAGTAACGTCTGGCTCGGTTTTGGGTTCGGGTTAAGTCCCTTACTCAAAGACATCGAGCAAGCCGCCAAATCCGTTCAGGATTACAACTCCAGAATGGACCACTACGTCAGATTGAAAGGCACAGCGACAATGGATTGGACTAGTGGATATTCCATTAAACCTAATGGAACATTCCCCGATATTGCTTATGGTATGTACGTTGGGGAAACCCATAATACGTATCACAAGCAAGGCGCCCAAATCATTGCTGGCATTAGAATCACAACTGCTTCTAGTGCCTCTTACAGCGTAACCGATCACCTTGGGTTAAACGTCAGCTCGCTCCCTAGTGTAGCATGGGAGCTTGTTCCGTTTTCCTGGGCGGTTGATTACTTTACCACTGTAAGCCCGTGGCTGGACGATATGTTTTATACCCTACCGGGTACAACAATATATTGTTCTCAGTCACTGAAGTATGAAAGCAGGGACAGGGTTTCTCTTCTCACCTACTTAAAGCCCGGTTATTCTGGGTATTTGAGTGGGGGAGATTCGGAGACCACATGCCTTGATTTCAATCGCTCCTCACTTTCCCAACTCCCGTCGAGATCACTCCGCATCAAAAGTGTGGATGAAATCGGCAAATCCGGATTGACAAAATTGCTTAATTTGTCGTCCGTACTCGCTCAGGGTAGGACCAAAAAGATCTGATTGATCATCAGATCCTAGTAATCCAATTCTGGGTAACTTCTAAGGAGCCATACTTTGGCTTTCGCACCCGCTTCACCTGTAACAGGCGCAACGGTCACGGGTTTGACTACCCCGACCTATACGCTCTTATCGGATACCGCCCCGAACATTAACGGCAAGCAATACGCCGTCAGTGCTTTGGGTGGTACGCAGACGAGTGTTGACGTGAACAGCGTTAGTAAGCCGTTCACGGTGGCATTCTTCCGCCCGCCGGTCCTAAGAACGTTGCCGCAGGCAAATCCTGTCACGGGAATCATCAAGAATGTCCCTCTGAACGTGTATAAACTTATTACACGGAAAGGGGCTGCCCCAGCAGTCAACCAATCGATTATGGTGCCAAAAATCACCACGATCATTGAGTGTCCTGCTGGAGTCGACACGTATGAACCTGAAGAAATCAGGGCGATGATCAGCGCACACTTCGGTGTGGGTTGGGCATCGGCTGATGGAATCAGTGTCACCGTGTTGACTGGCGTGCTCTAATGTGGGAGAAAGCCCAAAAGGGTCTTATTGCCTGTGCGGTCGCAACAGTACTTATTGCGAACTCACCGGCAGTTATAGTAGACCCATTTGTAACTGCTTTTTCCCAGATTCGGAACAAGCCAGCTGTGACAACGCCACCCGTAGTTTCCTTGCCGCCAGAAATGACGATTTCGGAAACGTCGGTACCGAAAGCTCGGATATTGCTGAATAAGCTTTCGGATCTTATCAACTGAATCATTGTTGGTAAGATCGTTATCACCTTGATGTAAAACCGTTGTTATCATCAGGAGTTATCCTGTGAGTAAAAGCAACGTAATAAAGACCGGTGAAGAGCGCTTAACTGCGTTTTTCACCACCCTGTCAGATGAGCTTCTTGCCTATGGACCACAGAACGCCGCGGTCAATAGACAGGTGCTACGTGCTCGTAAAAGAGCACGCTTCCTTAGGGAGGATCTTCAAGAGAAAGCGATAGCCGATTTCTTGGCTATCAATGAGAAGGTGGGGGAAATCGTAAGAAATTCCCCACCATCTCTATCTCTTGATTCGAGGGTCATCGCGAACGCTCGTTTATTCATTACTACTGTTTTAGAGCGATTCACGTCTACCTTCGACGAGTTGGCCATTCAACAGCCGCTCGAGATGTCATACCTGTATTCGAATTGGCGATACGGACCAGGTGCCAGTAATGGCATCAAGGGTACGCATGCAGCCGACAAGATTTTTCAGGTAATGACCTGCACCGCTCAGTGTGAACCTTTGGTGCTTAAACTGCGTAGGTCGAACCCTTATTTCGTGGCCAAGGATGGCCTAACCGGAATTTCGGGCACGATGCAGATTGAAGGTTCTAGACTGACAACTGTCCCCAAAAACGAGGACACAGAGCGTACAATTGCCATAGAACCCTCTGGTAATATGTGTCTGCAGCTTGCTGCAGGCATGTATCTAGAGGGAGCTCTTAGGCATATCGGACTGGACATTCGCGACCAACAGCAAAAGAATATTGCTATGGCCATGCGTGGATCCATTTCAGGGGAAGTTGCTACCCTTGAT